AAAGCAAAAGATATTGCAAAAAGAATTAGACGCGGCAAAAAAAGCACTCGATGAAGGCAGAAAATCACTAGAGCAGAACTCAGAAAAAACTGTTGAACTCAGTGAAAAAACAGAACAGCGAGGCCGGAATGCAAAGGCAACTGCTTTAGCCGTTGATAGATTGAGTGCTTCTGAGGAAGGTTTGGCAGTCAATATTGACGAACTTACTCTAGCAGTCGATAAAGCCCAATTTAATGTAGATAAATTTAACAGCCAGAAAACAAAAGCAGAGCAAGCCGCAGAAGATTTTGGCAAAGCCATCATTGAGGAAGTAAAGGCTCATGGAAAGTCAGAAGCGGCATTACTGAGAGAGGAAGCCGCACTCCTAAATCTAACAAAAGATCAAAAGCGAGCCGTTGAGATCATGGCTCAGTTGCTTGAGGGCAAGCAAAAATTAATTGACGCAAGAAAAGAAGATGCAGAACGGGCCAAAGCAGAAGCGCAAGCGACACGCGAAGCCGCACAAGCCAAGAGAGAACAAGACGCAGAAGATCGACTAGAACAGAAACGACAGAGTATCAATCGTCAAGCATTAGAGGCTGATCAGTTAGCGAGGCGACAAGAAGCCGCGAACACTAGACGCAGACTGCAAGAGATAGAAAACGAAGGCGAAAAACTTGGTCTGTTAAATGTAGAACAGACAGAACTGGAGGTTTTTGCGAGGCGTTTAGAAGCACAAAAACTTTATCTTGCACAAAGAGGACTGAATGATCAGCAACGGGCAGAAGCAGAAAAAAATATTGAAACACAAAAGAATGATTTCATCGTCAAAAATACAGGCGATGCACTCAACGCATTAGGACAAATTAACTCAAGCGCGTTCAAAGCGGCAAAAGCATACAATATCGGTCAGGCGATTATGTCTACCTTTACCGGAGCGTCCAAAGCTCTTGAATTACCTTTTCCATTCAATCTAGCCGCCGCCGCCGCCGTGATTGCTACTGGTCTTGCGCAAGTTCAAACAATTCGCGCCCAAACCTATAGCGGCAGAGCTTTAGGCGGTCAAGTGCGACGCGGCGAATCCTATGTGGTTGGAGAGCGTGGCCCAGAAATCTTGTCGATGGGTAGTGGTCAATCAGGAACGATCATTCCGAATAACCGAATTCAAGCACCAAACCAAATCAGCAACAAAGTCGCAAATATCAATTTCAACATTTCAACGGTTGACGCTAGAGGGTTTGACTCTTTGTTGCAGAGTCGTCGAGGTCAGATTGTGACAATCGTGAACCAGGCAATGAATGACCGTGGAACAAGAGGGGTGGCATAGTGGCAGGAACTTATCCAACGACACCCGAATTTCAAGCAATCAATGTCGAGTCAAAGCATAACAATTTGCTATCAGAAACAGTCTCAGGTCGTCAGCAAGTCAGGACGATTGGCGGCCAGCAGTTCTGTTTTACAGCGCGATATAATGTGATGACGAGAACAGAGTTCATGCCTGTCTTTGCTTTTGTGACCAGCCAGCAAGGTCGGCTAGGGAGTTTTACTATCGTTCCGCCAGTAATCGGAAACGCAAACGGAGATGTTTCGGGGACAGTTCTTGTGAATGGAGCAACGAACGCTGGTGCTGTCAGTGTTCCGATTGATGGGATATCGGGTACATTGAAGGCAGGAGACTTCATCAAATTCGCCAACCATTCCAAGGTTTACATGGTGACAGCAGATAGAACGGGGGCTGGGAACGTATCGATTGAGCCAGCCTTGGTGTCAAACGTAGCCGATAATGAGGCAATCACATTTGACAGCGTGCCTTTTACCATGCGTTTAAGAAACGATATTCAAACCTATGATCTGAACGCGAATGAACAGTATTCATACGAAATCGATATGATTGAGGTCATTCCGTGACACGCACCATTAATGCAACGACTCAGACTGCTTTAGAGCAAGACGAGCTAAGACTAGCGCATTTAGTTAGGATCGGTTTTACGACGGAACTTTTTCTAACAGACAACTTTTTTCCGATTACCTATGAATCTAATGAATATATCGCGGCTGGTCACTTGCTCTCTATTTCTTCAACGCAGGAAACTAATCAGCTACGAGTCGGAACGGTCAATATTACTTTATCGGCTGTTGATCAAGCCTATGTGTCAATCTTTCTCAATCAGACCTATGTCAATCGCAGGGTTAGAATATTTCTAGCGATACTGACGAGTGCAGGGGCGATATCTGGTGATCCGATCAAAACATTTGATGGAGAGATTGTTGGCTATGACTTACAGAATGGGAAAAACTCAGCCGTTGTGAATATGAAACTTGCAAGTCATTGGTCTGACTTTGAACGCAAGGCGGGTAGATTTACCAACAACAACAGTCAGCAGTATTTATTCCCGACAGATACAAGCATGAGATTCGCGGCTCAATCAGTCAAAGATATTCAGTGGGGTAAAGCCTGATGGGGTTCATTTCCGACTTTTTCAATGACCCATTACGAACGACGAAAGATGTTGTCAATGATACTGTCGATTTGGTCGAGGATGTCATCGATGTAGCCGTTGACCTTGTTGGCGATGTTATCTCATGGTTTGTCGATATACCGGAATTACCTGATATCAATCAGGATGCATCAAGCGTCTTACTCAATAAAAACAGCAACATCGCTCAAATCCCTGTCATTTATGGTGAAAGGAAAGTTGGCGGCACACGAGTATTCATCGAAACGTCTGGTGCAGAAAACGAAAGCCTGTTTATCTGTCTTGTGTTGTGTGAGGGCGAAGTCCATCAGATAGGCGACATATTCATCAATGATGAGAACTTATCAGGTTCAAAATATGAGCCTTACGTCACGATTGATAAGAAAGTCGGGACAGACACGCAATCAGCCTCAACGACTTTGCTTGAGGCTCCTAGCTGGACATCGAACGATAAGCTATCAGGTATTGCGTATCTAGGGATTAAAATTCAGTTTAATAGCGATGTATTTAGCTCGATTCCTACGATTAATGCGATTGTACAAGGCAGAAAAGTCTTTGATCCAAGAGATTCATCGACGGCCTTCTCAGATAATCCTGTCTTGTGTCTCAGAGACTACCTGACGAATACTCGATATGGTAAGGGGCTTGATACGAGTTTGTTGGACGACACTACATTCAGTGCGGCGGCGAACGCTTGCGATACAACAAATGAAACATTTAGTGGGTCAGGGGTACAGATCAAACGATTCCAGTGTAATGCTGTCATCAACACCAATCAGACCTTGTTCAACAATACCAAAGTCCTATTGGCTGGATTCCAAGGCATGATGCCATTCCAAAACGGAACATACAGAGTATTCGTGGAAGATGACTATACGGCTACTTTCTCATTCACAGAGTCCAACATTATCTCAGGATTCAAGATTCAAGGATCGCAGAAAGGCAATAAATTTAATCGGGTGACTGCGAAGTTCGTGAACCCAGAAACTAATTATCAGGCAGATGCAGTCATTTTCCCTGATGCTGATTCCGCTGACTACACCACATTCCTTGCGGAAGATAATAACAAACCATTAGAGACAGAAATTAATCTCAATACGATCACCAGTTACTATCAAGCTCGCAATATAGCTAAGACTCTCCTCAAGCAGAGCCGACTTGCTGGTCTGCAAATGTCGTTTGTTGCTACTCCAGACGCTTTGAAATGTGCTGTAGGCGACATTGTTACTGTGACCCATAGTACCCCAGCGTTTACCGATAAAAAGTTTAGGGTGACAGGTTTGTCCATCAATTACGATGCCACTGTCAATGTCTCCTTAGCCGAGCATGATGCGACGATCTATCCTTGGGTCAATGACAAAACCCAACCAACAACCGCAAGTTCTAATCTGCCAGACCCATTAACGGTTGCGGCTCCTGTTCTGACAGTATCGGATGAGGTCAGAACCTTGAACGAAGAGGCTGTAAGTTTCTTGATTGCAAACGTGTCCACATCTGATCAGTTTGCAGATCGGTTTGAGGTGCAGAGTCAGAAAGCAGGGACTACAGAGTTCGTGACGATGGGTCAAGCAAGCGAAGGACGGTTTGAGCAAGTCAACATTGAGGACGGTTTGGTCTACACCGTAAAAGCGAGAGTTATAAATACCCTCGGTGTCAAATCGCCATTCACTACAATCGCTCATGAAATAGTCGGAAAAACTGCACCGCCAGCCGATGTCACTGGGTTGACCGGAAATCTCATTGGAAACCAGTACTTGTTAAGTTGGAACGCTGTGGCTGATACTGATTTGAGTCACTACAGGCTGAGATTCGCGTCTACAGATTCATCAATGACATATCAGAACAGCAATCCACTTGTGGACAAAGTAAGTCGTCCTGCGACTTCTGTATTCGTTCCAGCAAGAAATGGGACATATTTTGTTAAGTCTGTGGATAAATTGGGACTTGCAAGCCTCAATCCTGCAACGGTTGTCTTGAGTTCTAATATTGATGAACTGGACAATTTCAAATCCATTCAGACGATTACAGAGAGTCCTGACTTCAACGGTACGTTTGACGATACTGTTGAGATCGACGAGGACGATAGGCTGGTACTTAATACATCAATAAACTTTGATTCGGTCACTGGAAACTTTGATGATGCTCTTGGATTATTTGACGGGGGTGCTGGTAATGTTGATGCAGAAGGGTTTTACAACTTCCAGAATACAGTCGATCTTGGGGCAATCTTCTTAGTCCGAGCAACTTCCATTGTACGCTCGATTCGGGTCGATTATGTTGCGCTGTTTGATGCGGCAGAGGGCAATTTCGACTCACGGCAAGGTCTATTCGATGGCGATGTGAATGCATTTGATGACGTAGGAGTGGAGGTGCAGTGTCGTACTACCACTGACAATCCATCAGGAAGCCCAACCTATGGAGATTTCAAAACATTTACCGTCAGTGACTTCAAGGCAAGAGGTCTACAGTTCAGAGCCAGACTAACGACGACAGATGACAAAGCGACTCCGGCGGTCACCTTCTTGTCAGTTCAATTAGACATGGGGGAGCGGGTTGAGTCAGGAGAAGATGTAGCAAGTGGGGCTGGAGCCAAAGCAATCACATTTACTAAGGCATTCCAAGCGACTCCGGCAATTGGGATCGGAGCGCAAAACCTCCAGACGGGCGATTTTTATGAACTATCGTCAAAAAGTCGCACAGGGTTTACAATCACATTCAAGAATAGTAGCGGGTCAGCTATTGATCGCACATTTGATTTTGTTGCTAAAGGAGCCGGACGAGAGGTCGCATAATATGAGCCAAGCAGATTTCACCATAGCAAACCAAGGTTTTCCCGCATTCAGAACAGAGCTAAATGCCTCATTGCAAGCCTTAGCCTCGACATCAAGTGGTACAAGCGCACCGTCAACCACGTTTGCTAATCAATTATTCTACGACACGACAAATAATATTCTCAAAATACGGAATGAAGATAACGATGCTTTCATTCCTATAGCTCTTCTTGATCAGTCAAGCGATGTAGTTGCTGAAATCCAGACGCAAGGAATTGGTTTCTCAGATGGTGATAATGCCATCACCATTGCAGATGGCGGTATATGCACGTTTCCTCAAGCCGTCACTTTGACTAGCGGTGCGTCGATGCCCGATAGCGTGAATCTGAGTTTTGGGGCAAGCAACGATTTACAAATACAGCATAACGGTTCTAAATCAATCATCAATGATAATGGAACTGGTGACCTTGAGCTTCAGCAGGGTGGATCAGCCAAGCTCACGGTCACAAGTACGGGTGTCACGGTCACTGGGACAGCCTTAGCAACTACTGACACAGACACATCGAACTCAGGGACAGTTGATCTGGACTTTTCTGCCAAACAGAATTTCGTGTTGACCCTAACGGGAAATATCACTAGCCTCACGGCTTCAAATGAGCAGACCGGGCAGTCGGGATTTATTGTGTTTATCCAAGATGGAACGGGCAGTCACACAGTCAGTCCTCATGGTGATTATAAGACAGCAGGAGGAGCGGGTTTGAACTTGAGTTCAGCGGGTAATGCAATTGATATCGTACCGTATGTCGTCGCCGCAACTTCAACTATTCTGTTGGGTACGCCTCAGTTGGCGTTTAGCTAATGAGTGGTCCATTCGGTTCATCACAATGGATGTATGCGACGGGATTCAAAGTAACCAACTCTTTGAATTTTCAGTCGGCGAACTCTGCACAATTGAGTCGAACTCCGAGCAGTGCAGGGAATCGACGAACTTTTACATTCTCGACTTGGATCAAGCGCACAGCCACTGCCGGGGGCGATCAATATGTGTTTGGAACAGCAAGTGAAGGTGACGGATTTGGATTCAGCGCAAACAAAATAAGAGTGCTTTTGAACGGATCGAGCAGTGGTTTCTTGACTTCAAGCACGACTTTGACTGATACCAGTAATTTTCATAGTTTGATTTTTGCAGTAGACACCACACAAAGTACACCTTCAAACAGGGTGAAAGCCTATCTCGATGGTAACCAAGTATCATTCGATGAACACACATCCTTTCCTGCTATCAACCACGATTGTGATATCAACAACACAGAAGCAAATTTTGTTGGAAATGGTCATGGAAATCAAAGAATTAACGCCAAACTTGCAGAGACAAACTTTATTGAAGGTACGCAATTAGACGAATCGAGTTTCGGTCAAACCTCTGGCGGAGTTTTTATTCCGATTGATACAAAAAATCTTACGTTTGGAACGAATGGCTTTCGTTTGCAGTATAAACAAACTGGAACTGGAACGGCATCAAGCTCAACAGTAGGAGCAGATACGTCGGGAAATAATAATCATTTAACATCAAGCGGTATATCAAGTTCGGACATTACTACGGACGCACCATGAGGATTTTGCAATGGGTTGGAAACTAGGCGATAAGATAATCAAAGAAGGTCAGGCTTTTGATTCGGCAGATGGGAGCGTTCGTCATCCGTCTTGCTGGTCAACTCATTGGTCTGATGAAGTCAAAAAAGCAAACGGCTTA